CCAGTTTCTCCTTAGCAGAATCACGCTCGGCTTCAAGTTTAGCAATTTCACTTTCTTTAGCCTGTACGGTATTCTCAAGGGAGTCAGCACGAGACTTCTCGTTAAGGTAAGCGTCGATCACAGCAGGTTCTGCTTCGTAATCAACAGAATCAAGCTGAATAGTTTTCATATTATCGGCCATCCTACCCTCCTTATTTGAATTTGTATCTTCAACCGCTAATGCGGCATCATCACCTATCACCATTTCTGCACTATCCATACGAAGAACCGCTTGGTCACCCTGTCTTCCAACAGGGACCAGCGCGAGATGATCCCCACGGATTTTTCTCTGTATAGCATCATAAGGAACCCCACACCAAACACCGGCAGAAGGTTCTACATCACAACTATATCCAGCACTAAATGAGCGGATACCTGATTTGACAGCTTCTATACCATCTTGTCTCTTAATCTCTACCTCAGTAGCAACGTATACGTTGTCCCCGATAGGATTACGAGCTATACCAACAGTCCACTCATCACGTTTGGCTTGATCTTTCTCAAGTCCATCCTTTCCCATTCTGTGCCCAACATAAATCGGAAGTCCATTAAAAGAATCCAACGTCTCTTTAGAAAAGACTTCCTCTGGAGGACGAAGCTCTCTACGAATAGAACCATCTGGTTGACGATACGGGAATACACCAATAGATGTTATAATCGACCGCGCTGTAAGTGTTCCATCTTCATGAAACGTAGCAGGAAGGGTTAAGTATTCTCCTGTTGAATAATCATATCGTATCATTTGTCCTCCTTAACTACTCGTACAAAAGTATGACCCTTTGTAGTTTTTTGTCTGCCGCATATAACAGCATTTATATTCTTTCTAGTAGTCCCAAATGCTTTTGCGGCTTCTGTAGCACATGAATAAATGTTTCCAGTCTCCACACACATTATTGGCACACATCTTTTTTTAGCGGCGGTAGCATTTGCTTGTTTCCATTTATCTGTTTGCATTGTCTCTCTTAATCTATCTGCCACTGCTTGCTTTTCCTCTACTGACTTTGTTTCCCATGCAGATTTCGCATGCTTGCTTATAGACTCCCTTCCTGCAACAGACATACGTTTAGCCCTTCTATTAAAAAACTCAGGGTCATTCTTTTTGACCTCAGCCATTCTAATCTTCATGCGTTCACTGGCACGCTCTCTAGCTTCAGGAGTCCAAGAATCTTTACACGCCTTCCGCCAATCTGGATTCTCTGCATTTTTCCTAGCTGTAATTCCAGCTTTTATTTTAGACTCTGGATTATCCCAATATGCTTTGATACCTGCCATTCTATTTTCAACATATTTCGGATTTTGATATAAAGCCTTTGTACTCTCTGATTTATGTTCTCTAAGTTTCTCAGTTGGTACTACTCCAGCACCACCGTAACACATATTATATCCCCATTTTACACAATCAAATCTGTCTATAAACTTCTGTTCCACAGAAAACAACTTTTTAACGTCACTACCTGCATACAATATCTCCCACACAAATGCCTCTTTTCCATACTTACGAATGGCATTGTAAAAAACGGCTGTGTCACCTCTACGGGCAGTATTGAGATGCTCTGAGCGTCTCTGTGCAAGGGTTCGTGTAGTCATTCCCACATAACATTTGCCATTCTCTGTATTAGTTGCCATATAGACACATCCCATTATTTACTTCTACCTTTCTTACCTGAACAAGATATTTCATAACTCCAATGTAGTATGTATAAAAAAGTATACACTACTGTATACTTTTGTCAACACCCCTGATTTTATCCTTGCTTAAACTCGGATTTCTTGAATATCTCATCTTTACAGATACGCTCAAGGCGTTCTGTCTTAATTCCTACATATTCCCCTTTTGAAGCCAATGTAATTGTAACCGAACCGTAAGAAATCCCTTCAATAGCTTCCTTAATCTTTTCGAGTAGTTCTGGAGTACATTTCATTAGGCACCTCCTTCTATTTCTTTGTCAATGCTAGACAGATACACATTAAAACTGGCATATGATAAACAACGACATTGCCAACTAAATCCCGGATGCGTTTGTACCCAAGATGCGGGGCGTTTCTTCCATGTCTTACCAAGATCATCAGAGTAAACTTCGGGATTATCCCAAGAACAAAGCATATTATCTATATAATAATGTTGAGGAATTGCCTTAGAATATCTACCAGAGGGATTTCCTCTAACTCTTTCATCTCCCATAGTATGCCAGTAATATGTCTGCATCCCTAAAGAAGTTTGTTGATATTTTGAAATCATTCCATTCAATTTACCAATCTGATCTCTTGCTAATCTACGTGCATTAAAACCCGTATATTTGCTGGACAGCTTCTCTATTTCACCTAAGAGCTTATCATAATCCATTCCAGTACTAATTCCACTTGTAACAAGGGTATTTAATCTGGTAATGAAATCCCTATTCATATTTTTTATTAGTCTAAAGTTTTCCTGTTCCCACATATTACGAGCTTCATTCCACCATGTATAATCCAAATCAATAGGATTACCACCTGTAAGCACTCGTATTTCTTCTTGAAAAATAGAATTATGTTTTCCAAAAACTTCCTCTGCTAAAGATGTAACAAAATCACCTAAATTATTTGTAGCAAAATATCCATACCCATAATAAGATTCTATATTATTTTCTAGTCTTGTAAGGATTTCTTCTAACTCATCATCTTGAGCATCAAGTTTTATAGCATATTTTAATAAATAGGGTTTTATTTGCTCTATCGCAAACAATACAAAATTACGATTAAATGCAGATATATATTTTCCATATTTTCTTTCAACAAGAAACGGATAGGAAATTCCCTTTGGTTTACGAGCACGAGTTCGTTTTCTTTGTGCAGGAGACATGACAGAACGGTAAAGTTTTACTTGTCTCCAAAAATAAGTATCAGGAATCATATTTGACTCCTTATGTTGAAGGAGGTGGATCAGTTACATTGGTAGGTTCAATATCAACATATTCATCTTCCCAACCCTTTTCTTTTGCTACAGCCGCAGGATCACGAACACCATTCTCCATATATTTTTCATAGGCTTGTGCTTCATAGAAAAGAGCTTCTGCTTCAATCTTTTTGATTTCAACTTTCTCTGTTTCATTAAGTTGATAAAGAGAATTAAATTCAAATCCAATTCTACCTTTAATTTTATGTTTTAATGCAAGTATTTTTAATAGATATCTTAATGCAGGAGCTACTCTATTGCGCTGATAAACTTCAACACTATCGTAATAATTTTTAACATCGTATTCTCCACTAGAAAAACCAGAGGGAGATTTACCAAACAATCTAACCATAGGCATATTTGCAACAGCACAAAGCTCAAGCATATATACACCAATAAGCTGGTCTAAAGAAGCTAACGAGGTATAATCTTTTTGATAAACCTCATCTTTATCAAGTATACGTGCATTAAGAGTAGAAGTACCAGCTTGTATAGCTTGCATACGCTTATAAAGCAGAGATTCATTTCCTGCGGCAAGTAACTGTCCAAGATTAGTAAGTTTATAAGTCCCACTGTTAAATTCATAAAGAATATTGGATACGTTTTGAAGTATTGAACCATGAGCAGAAAGGGTATTATATACAGATTGAAGAACAGGCATACCCCAATACTTCATGTTTTGAGTAACACCAGAATATATCTGACTTGGTACAGGAGGAGACTTAAATTCCAATACTCTACTATAGTGGATCATAGTATCATATGTTTTATTATTTAATGTCTGTCTAACTTTGTATTTGAGTAATTTACCGAATGTAGGGCTTTCCATATTCTCATCAAATACAGAAGCACTAATATCAATACAAGAAGAATCAACTACACGAAGATATGCAATATCACGGATGGCGCTTTCGTTTACAGGCTGATCCATTTTGCGACCATCCATAATTCCCATTATAATAATACTGCCACCCTGTAACCGAGCAGAAGAACCCGCTTCGGTAAACATATCTTCTACCTGTAGCCGTAGCATATCATCCATGATAATGTCTTCATGAGACTTGTCTGTGATATAAATCC